ATGATATTTAAAAGCCGTCATGAAATAATGGCAGACTACTATCTTAATAAAACTATATTGGATATTAAGTTAAACAAATATCCTGAAGAAATTAACTCAATCTACTTAAATAACGAAAAGGAAAATTTAAAAATAAAAGTTATCTCTCGTGAAATTACTAAGTTGGATTCAGGTAATTTAATTGTCGATTGTGCATCAGTGATAATGGCTCATTCAATATCGACAAAAGTAATAATAAAGATCGAACTTGAAAATAATTCTTTAAATTATAAAGTTAAAAATGTGAGAATATTTAAATATGAAGACTGCAATACAAAATTCGAAAAGATCTGTTTATCAGAAAGGTACATTGTATAAAATAATAAATAATATTAGTGCTTTGTATACAAAATCGTTAGTAAAATTATTTGGTGAAGAGTTGAGAATCCATCATTGCAAAAATAAAATTAATGTAAGAACCACTAGTGAGTTGAGTGAACATATGAAGAAAGATCTAGGTATAGATTGAAAAGTAGAGAGTTTACGTTCCTATAAAGCTAATGTAATACTTACACTTTTGGGATGAACAATACGTGCCCATAAGTGAGAACATTGAATTTTCTCATCCTTTCGATAACTTAAAACATAAGTTATCGAAAGGATATAATGAGATTTGAAGACAAAGGCTTTAAGCAATCGTTAGGTTGCTTATATGATATAACTTAAACACTAGCTCATGCCCAGCTGAGTTAGTATCAGAACTTCAAGAACGCCAGCCAAAGAGCTTGTTAACTCAGAAAGTTGCAGAGAAATAATGGAATATCCAACTGTTCGTCTACTTGAATGAGCAAGATGCAGAACAAACGCGTATAGTGTCGAACGTAATCAAAGATACAAAGATACAGTGCAGGAACTTAATCAGCTACACGGTTTTAAAGTTGATGACTGGTTCTTATCAAGTGGTCGCTGTGGTGAAATCGAAGTTCACGGCCCATACAAGACAGCTGGTGAAGCTTGCAAGGCCGCAACAGCCAAATACGGTGTCACTAAGCTATTATCGCCACTGCTAATCTTCTAACTCTAAAGTACGTATTATGGGCGCTTATGTTGAATGCGATTGCATATGCGTATCCTATAAAATGTCTCTCTTTTGAGGGACAATTCAATGAAGTATCACGAAATGACTAAAAACTATATTTTTCGTGAATTTGAATGTGGTTTAACCGTCGAAGATGCTGCCAAACTTTGTTTAAAAACTGTGAGAACGGTCAAAGAATGGGATAAGGGGAAATCCATTCCGCCAGAGTGTAAACGTTTGATGAGGATGAATAAGGGCAGGGAGCTGAGCAGTTGTGAAGACTGGGAAAACTTTGTAATGAGGCATGATAGGTTAGAACTGCCAACAGGACAGTTGGTTACTGCACAGCAAGTATTGATTGGAGTCGCGTTATTAGAACTAGGAGCATCAAATGATATTAAGGTTGCCCATCAAATCTTGAAGTATGCGAGAGCACTAAAGTCTATGGTTTGATTTGTAAATAATAATATATAGACATGAGCCCCATCATAGAAAATTTAAGTGTGGGGCCCTTTAAAGACTGGTAACATGATGTATCCCCTTAATTCTAATGATGGATTTATAAATAGTATGTACAATGATGTTATAGCGAAAATCACAGAAATCGCAAGCTCTAGTTACCTCAAACCCAGCGCAAATTTACTAGAAAATAGCCACACCGTCCATTCGGATGGCACATTTCTCTCTAAGATCAGAGGTAGTGCGTTTTGTACGGTCTCAAATAACGCGACTATTTATGAAAGTACCAGTATTAACTTTGTTAAATCTGTAAAAATAATAACTAAAGGGATTGCTTCTGACATTAAATTAAAAGTGCAAGTAGGTGATGGAGAAAATAAGATTAAGTATGCTAAATCTCGAGAGATAGTCGGCAGAAATACTGAATACTTCTTTGATATTTGTGACATTCCTATCGCAATTTTTATTTCATGCGATGAAGATCAGAGATATGGTATCATAAGTCTAAAAATTGAGGGGAGTGATGTTTCCAGTATAGTTACCTTAATTAACACAGCACAAAAATCCTATGCTCATTTAAAGACGAAAGAAGGAGAAGTTATAACCTCTCTCAATGAAGAGATTTCTAGCCTTGAAGAACAAAAAACGATGCTATCCGAGGATATTGCTAATCTTTTGGAGACAAATAAAAGGCTTCATGAAACAACTAACGTTGAAGAAACTCAATTGAAACAAACTCGTTCGCACGTTGAGTCAAGCAGAAGTGAGTTAAAACAAGTCAATGAAGAGTTGGAAAAAAATAGAGAGTTATTGCAAGAAACAATTAAGCGCTTAAAAGAAGACGAAAGAAAGAAAGATCATTACAAAAAAATAATTGTAGATAAAGAAAGTGAATTAGAAGAAATTGAAGAAAAACTAAAAGTATTTAAGAAAGATGAGTCATTATTCAGCGAAGACTTTTCATCATTTAAGGAAGAGATTAGAAATCAAAATAAAATTTATTATCTTCTACTGGTTGTATTTATTGGGGTTGCTATTTATGTTGCTTTTAATATTTACAGCAATGCTATTTCAACTGTCGATAATTATCAGTTTAATTTCGATTTGTGGACACTTTTCGTAAGCAGACTACCTTTAATTTGTATTAATTTATTTATACTTGGCGCATTAACTTCTGTTATTTATCTAATAATAAACCTTCTCACATCAAACTTTAATAATATTGCAAAAACGCAGCAAGTTACATATCTAGTTAAAGATTGTGTGGAAGCTCAAAGCCATGATTTAACCACATTAAAAGAAGATCAAATTTTAAAGCAGCGAGTTGAAAGTAAGATGACCTTGATACAAAAACTTATTGAGACTAGCTATGAAAAAAACTCGCCAAAAATCGAAGAGCCTACACTAAAATCTATGGTCATTGATTTGATCAAAAAACAAGAGAAAAGCACAAGCTCATAAACATCGTGGAATTTACCCCCGTAATACAGATTCGGGGGTTTGCTCCGCTTTTAGGTCCCTCCCGCAAAGCGGGCCCCTCCCAAAATGCTCGCAATACCGCGCACGTAATAAAAAAGGGCTCGTATAGAGCCCCATGATTAAGTTCGGTGTGGAAGTGCCAAGGTTTGGTGTCCTACATGTTCCGCTTCCTCGGTCTACGCAGACTGCGCTAGCTTCGACGCTGTGGCGAGCGGTCTAGATATGGACAGGCATGTTTTGCTGCAATATGTCTGATGGCTTTTCTCTTTGGCCGCACGTGAAGATCCTCTCTGTTTCTTCCCAAGTCACTCGATATACGCAGTCGCTCAACACTTCGAACTGATACCCAATCTTTACCAAGTCCAGATGATCGAAACTGAATAGCTTGTCGCGACCATCGTACACATCGATGTATATCTTGTAGAACGTCAGGTCACGGTCGAGTTCGGCAGCATACTTCAGCCGTTTGGCGTAGGCGATTTGCTTTGCGTATCCGGTGATATAGAAGTCGTAATCCTCCAAAGGCCCGAACCCTGATGCTTTCTTTTTCTTCTTCGCTTTGGTTTCTGCCGTATCTACCGTTGGCGTTCCATCAGGCAGCTGCGTTTGTACTGGTTGCGGTGGTTTAACGGGGTCGGGTGGTTGCTCTGGCTCCGGCCACCAAGCCCAGATATTGAAAACTAACCCAAGCGATAACAGCACCACCGTTCCGACGACAGGCCAACGCTTCCAGAACGGGCGAATGTCTTTTGCTTCGGCTTCCTGCACTTGCTTGTTGGATTGCGAATGACTCTTATAGAACGGGAAGTACTCTGACTTATAAAATCGGGTAGAGGTGTTCACCACTTCACCGGCACAACCATCTTGCACTTTCTTGGTGTAAGAACTGGTTGAACCCATGGCCGTGTTCTTTGTGCATCGGTAGGTCACTTCAATCATGTCCTTAATGTCTCGATGCACTTTGCGGATGTTCTGCGTGAGCAAGATGATATCGACACCGTAGTGACGGTGTATTGAGTACCATTCTAGAATGGGCGCGGCCAAGCCTCGACTTGGCAAGCTCATGTGCGCCTCATCGACTACATAAAGTGGTCCTTGTCCTTTTTCATTGCGCCATTCGTCCGAGTAGTCTTCAATCTGGCTGAACGGGCGCGAGGTTGAACCGAAATCCGTTAAACGGCCATCCACGATTTTGATGAGTTCTCGAACGTCTTCACCAAACACCTTAACGAACCAATCAATGTTTAAGGTGATATTGGTGATGACTTTGCGGCCATCCTTAATGGCCGGAATAATGTGGTAGGCAACCGCCTCATAGGTTTTACCGCCACCTGGTCTTCCTGCTATGGCGTATATCATGAGCCTAACCTCGTAAACGGAATCAATTGCAGCATCAAACGCACCGTAATAGCGGCCAGAATGATGGACAGACATTGAGGCACACCGACCGCCGCCATGACCCAAGCCACCGTAGGCGGAATACTGGTCATGTACTGGCTCATATCGACCGGAGCGAATAGGGAGAACACACCAGAGAGCAACAGATTCACCATTGCCATGATTTGCTCAACCGCCCAAAAGAACAGGTCTTTGAGCATGTTGACCAGCGAGATTAAAAGCTGATAGAGGAACACCAACAGCTTGTTAAATAAATCGACTAACCAATCCATATTAACCTCCAAAAATAATACGACGGGCCGCAAACACTGACGTCATGATGAGCACCGCACGAATAAAACCGAACACCCAATCAAAGCTGATTTGCTCCTCAAAACTGAAGTCACCGAAGAACGGCACAGGGAGCACGAAAGAAGGGCGCTTGGCACTGGATAAGTCGAGGTCACCAAACGAGTTCACAAAGTTGTCGATGGTGTTGTGTTTAAGATCATCTAACTGACCGGACACCAAACCACCTAAACCATCGGGATAGCCCGACTCATAAAAGCCAGTACAACTTTGGGACTCGATACACGTACCACCCGTACCTGCACCAGACGTATCTGTGTTTGCGATACCGTCTAAGGTGTCAGAAATACCGGAAACTTCATCCGCGATACCATCCATTGCCCCTGCAATTTTCTCTACATCGTCACCCACACCATTAACGGCATTGGTGTTCTTGTTCATGGCCGTGGTGATGTCAGCATTCGCTTGTTGGATAAGGGCCTTAGTGTTTTCGTAAATCTTGTTGTCGTTGATTTGCTGCTTTTGAATGGCTTGCGTGTTGGTGACCATCGACGCGTTCAGCGCAATGATTTGGTTTTGAACGTCAGCACTGGCTTGATTGATGTCGATGTTCATGTCATTCAACGCTTTGTTGACGTCCTTATTCATCCCAGTAATGGCTTTCAGAACTGCCGTGTCTGTCGATTCATCGGTGTCAGGCTCTTCCACGTCTGGCTCACCGTCGGTATCCGGTGGATTCACCGTATTGGTTGAGCCATCAGGTAATACGCTAGGGTCTTCGATGTCGCCTGTTGGGTCGTCAGGGTCATGAATGGGGTCATCTGGAATAATAGGGGTGTCAGGGCCATCTTTACCCCAGAAGAGTGTGCCACCTTCACACTGATTGCCTTTGAACTGAAATGTCCCGTGACAGATTGTGTTTTGTGTCCATTCGCCAGAATCAACGCCCGTACACAGCGTGGTATCACTAGGAATGCGTTCTAGTTCGCAACGGGTTGCACCAAAGTCGCCATAGCATGCCCCAGTAACTTGTTCACCGTAGACGTACGCCAGCCATTGAAGCAGCTTGGTTTCATCAATGGATTTTTTGAACTGGCAAGCGTCCATACAGGTGCCGTCAGGGTTTTCACCATACTCACAGGCAGGAACGATAGGCTCACAGGTGTAACCGTCACCATCTTCTATTCTTTCATGGTCTGCTGGACACTTAGCGGTACGATGAAGAAACGTTGCAGCGTGATATCTCGGGTAACTGGGACTGGTTGTGTTACAAATAATCATTAAAGAGAATTTACTACTCTCTATAGAGCATGACTTCGTGTAGAAGTCTTTGTAGTTAACAAACTTATTTTCATAACAAGAGACATACGAGTAAGGGTTAACCCTCTTACCCAAGGACAAGTTACAGTTAGGATAAGCGGCAACATCGCTAGCGCTGTAAGTTGGTTGAACTGCGCTTGCATTAAGTGATAAGAACAAGCACGAAAACAGAAGTAAAAAGAGTGATTTATTCACGTTTTCACCATTAAAAAAGGGGACCGAAGCCCCCTTATCCTCTAAAGTTTTGGCTGGCCACGTATCCGGCAATGCCACCCAAAAGCACAAAGACGATGAGTTGGACATCGTGGAGAACGGCCAACATAAACTTAAGCCTTGTTCACAGCACGCTTAGCAAGAGTGATGGATTTGTAAGCCATAGTAATGCCGACAATCACCAGACCTGCCGCGCCGATTTTGGTTGCCACACCAGATAAGTCGATAGCGGAGAACGGGTCAGCTGCACCACCTTCCGCCGCCATAGCAGGGACAGAAAGCACCGCAACAGTGACGGTTGCCACCGCTTGTTTACCGAACTTTTTAAGCGCGTTTAGACGTTTCATAACAGATTCCTCAAAGTAGTTTTATTAAACGTATTGCCATCTTGATGGCGTAAGTTGAGAGATATCCGCCAACGAACACCAAGGTGAAACCCAAGCCGAACGCTTGAGATATCTCTCCTGGAGTCAGCTGTGTGTAGCTCATTAACGTGTCATATTCTTGAGCCGTGACCATGACATAACCACGGCATGAAGCCGCTTCAATGTCAGGAACGACAGCGAGAAAACCGTCCGCGTTAGGTAAAGCACACACAGGCATAACGAAATTCCTTATTTAGCCTTTAACGAGGCTTCAAAATGTTTCTTGATGTCGTCATCCACAGGGATGAGTTCTGTCACAATGGCACCTGCCAATGGATCGTCTGGGTTAATCTCCAAACGCAATTGGTATTCACGGCGAGGAACTAGGGCACCTGTGCGCTCAAGTAATAGGGCGTATTGATGATCAATCATCAACGGTTGGTCCCATTGGGGATTCACATCACCCGATTCACCGATAGTGCGGCGTTTGAATTTCTCCGAGTTGATTTCACGTAGAGGACGTGACACGTTCAGTTGAGCACTGTCACCACGTGCTGAGTTCCAAGTGATATCCATGCCAAGTACAAAAACGGATTTAGCCATTTGTTAAGTCTCCAATATGTGAGTCACCAACTTGCCGTAGGTATCGGGGAAGGTGAATTTCGTTCCATCACGGACAAGGGAACCGACGACGGTTTCAATGTCGCCCTCATGGAACTCGATAAGTGAATTAAGGATTTTCCCGTACTGGCGGCGCATCCAATGCGCAGAGGCCAACAGGTCTAACGCCGCGCGTTTCGTCGGGACGGGTTTGGTATTGAATTTCTTTGCAGTAGAAATCGAGGCTGCGAAATCATTGAGCGCGGCATACGCGCCAGCAGGATTCAGCAACACATCAACATTCCATTTTTTAAGCTCGACCTCAGAGCGATACCAGACAAGGCCAGTGTTCGCGAGTTTCTGCTCAAGAGCCTTGTTGTAGATACGCCAGTAAATGCGCGAGGTACGCGAACCAATCGAGTATTGCTCTTTGGTGTAAATCGGTTTGCCGTCTTTGCCGATACTGGCAATGGTCATATCTTCATGAAGCACAGGGCCACGACCACGTTCTGCGGTGCGGAAACAGTCGTCACGCCACGCCTTGTAAGCGTATTCGCAATCAAAAATCCCGTCGTAATCGTCATAGGCCAAGTCAACACGCGCCAAAGTTTGCACACCAAGCACATTGGTCAGCCAGTCATGTAGCGACCACGTAGGACGACGGGCAAATACATGCTTGCATCCCGTTCCGTTGATTTGGAAATGCACCGTGTCATTGTTACCGCCGATACCAACGAAGCCGCAGAAGTCCTCACCATCTGGCGAAGTCAGTTTCATGGATTCGGTGTAGAACTGGAAACCCAAACCGCGAGGCGCAGACAGCGACAAACCAAGCACTTGATTGGTAAAGATGCGCAAGCAATCTTCTAAGTAATTGCGATAGCAGATATCAAACGCTTTGTTGTACGCATCAATCTCGTCGGAAGTCTGAGCGACCGTCGGATTAAACACAGGTGGAGCAGGGAACTTAGGCGCGCGGCAGTGACGCTGTAACAGTCCGGATTTGGCAAAGCCTTTGTATTCCTCATGCTTGTGCAATCGACGAACCGCATCATGACAATGACGTAAGTCTTTCACGGCAAACGTAAAACACAGGTAGTCGATATGAACGCTTTGCTCATCGAAACTTTTAAGGATGTTAGTTGCGGTAGTCATCGAACACCCCCATATTGATACGTTGTTCAACGGTCGTGTTGGTGATGGACACCAACTCATAAGAAACAAACTGAGACGAAGCCCAAGACTCAAGATGAGACATGGATTTAAGCAAATCCCATTCGTCGCAACCTTTGACCAACACAGACACCGTGTAGTCAGGCAGCAAGTCGTAATAGATGATTTGAGCTTCGTTCATGAGCACTGAGCCTCCAATGTTGGAGTGCCAAGGCTGAGTGGCGAACGAAACCAAGCTAAAATCGGCAGGGCGCTGATATTCAGTTCAAACGGTATGGTGTCGTTCTTAGCCTGTTTAGCTTGCAAACAAGTAAGGATTTCAGTGACAGCGTCACCAGTAAATAAAACCCCGTTAGACAAAGACTTACCAACGCGACGTACGCCAAGTTTCTTGAGATAGCGACGAATCCATTTGGTTGGAGTTGGCATTGAACGGGAAACTGAGCGAACCATCAGAACGCCTTGATTGAGTTCAAAGCGCAGAGAGCCAATGAACTGAGCTCGTGATTGGTTAGCGGATTTCTTTACGGACTGATTAACGCGTTTAACTGATTCTTGCTGTTGTTCGTGTTGAAGACGACGTTGTTCAAGACGAGCATGAAAGGCTTTTTGCTCAGCAGCGCGTTTGAGTTCGTTAAAGTAGTGATGACATTGAATGGCGAACTCAGTGAGTTGGCCGTCATCATCATACATAGATTGATTCAGGTGCTTACGGAAGAACACGCCAGTAAGTCGAGGACTAAGCGCACATTCATTTTCGATAAGGGATTTGATTTGTTCCGTAAGCATAAAAATCACCTAGAGTAATTTAGACAGTGACCGCTAAAGCAGTGAATACATTAAATTCTGTACCGATTAAATACAGAATCTTATGTATCGTCAATACAGCAAATTATGTGTTAAAAGACTAAAATCGGTTTAATGACGTGAATTGAGGACGCTACAAAATGTATACAAACAAGCTGCTCGACGCTTATAAAGACAAGATGAACTACGTTCAATACAAACAGATAGCTCATGACTTGGGTGTAAGCCCGCAAATGATCACAGAAGTTAGAAAAGGTCGAACATTTCTTAATGAGAATCAGGTACTTATGCTTGCGGACGCTGTAGGCGAAGATAAAGAAAAGGCTCTGATTGGCTTAGCGATGGATAAAGCAAAAACGCACGAAGCGCAGACACTATGGCAGAACATAGGAAAAAAGTTTAACGGACTTGGATTATCAAGTATTTCAATGGCTTGTGCTGGATTGGCCTTAGTGATTGCAAGTCCACAGGAACCCCTATACCAGTGCGCATTATGTATATTATGTTAAATGAGATGTGCTCGTACGCCAAATGTTGCCAATGAGCACTCCTATTCCCCTGTGAATTTGAAATTTAAAGACTTTAATGTGAGTATTAAACATAATGGCTATTTACCATAAAATAGCTAATATCGATCTATCAATCTGCGATTGCTTGTTCTTCAATTAGCGTATTACTTACCAAAATAAAAAATGGCGTCTATTTTTAGACGCCATTCTGAGTTTTCCTGAATGCAAATTAGCCACCGGCTAATTTGACTGTCATGCCTTTCTTTTCAAGATGCGCTTTGATCTTGTCTCTAGCATCACCTTGAATTTCGATATTGCCATCTTTTACCGAGCCACCACAGCCGCAGACTTTTTTGAGTTCTGCAGCCAATAATTTTAAAGGTGCATCATCCAAGTCTAAACCTGTAACGATGCATACACCTTTACCTTTACGTCCTTTCGTTTGGCGCTGAATTCGTACAATACCGTCGCCTTTGGGGCGAGATGTTTTCTCTTCTTCCGGCTTAATTCGACCGGTTTCTGTTGAATATACCAGAGTCAT